CCTGTCATAAGTTTTCACACGCTCCTTTAATTTTATATAAATATTATATCATAATTTTATTATTTTGTCAATTTATAGTTCTTGTTTGAACAAATATAAGATAATTAGTGTTATACACATTTCTATAATTATTGGACTGTATAAAAGAACTGTTATAAACATATTACCAAAAAATTTCAATATTTTTTTCATTTAATTCTACTAAATTAAATAAATCTATACTATATTCATAACCATCTGGGTCATAACTTGTGTAAGCTAACCTATACAACAATGGGGTGTTTATATATGTAGTATTTGCTGTAATAGTTGCTGTTTTATTAGAATCCCAATGCATTATCCTTTACCTCAATATCTTCAATAAAAATCTATGGAGTTACTCGTCCGCCCCATTCGTTTAAATTGGCTCGTCCAACAATTTCAATTTTCATAGAGGGATATTTAGTTAATTCTTCAATTAATTCTTTTGCATGAAATTTCATATAAGTAATACCAAACTTTTCAAACTTTACAGTATCTTTATTCTTACCCATGACCTACACATCTTTCGCAGAAATATTAATATCAGTAACATGAATCAAAGGCTCCGCATTAGACTAACCCCAAATACCATTATGTCTTGCTATATCATAAATAATGTCGGTTAAATCCTCGTCTGCGGCAATTCTATCAAAATTTACATCATAACAATTTTCGCCAAAATCAATATTAGCCAATTCTTTATTAGCCCACTCATGGAAAGTAAACAAATTAGCATTAGGAATTGAACAGCCTGCCGCATTATCGTGACCAGAAACGTATTCAAACAAGCCACTTCTTGTTAAAAATTCTTTAAAAGAAACTAATTCACTCTGATTTAATCCACGCATAGAACCTCGATTAATTCCCTAGTCATTTAATCTGGCTACAATAGTGGGACGCTTAAATTTAGCACTCAGCTTCATAGCAAGCAATCCATTTAATTCCGATGGGAAAGTATCTTCTTCATCCAGACGGACAAATAAAATTCTGTTTTCCAGCAAATCATACTTATGAATCTTAATTTCCGTTTTTTCAATTGCTGCATCTAAAGATTTATTTTGTCGATTGCGTGCATTACTGCATTCACGCGCGGCTTCAACACCAGCTTTTTCTAATGCTCCTTTTGCGCCACGTTTACCACTAGGTATTAACTTATCGCCATCTAAGAAAGCCTCAAACAATCGCTTTTTCTCATCCATTGTGCCAACACGTATCATGGCATTAACTAGAGGTACAATATAAAAAGCTACACTAATAGGATTCATTGCCTAAATTAATTGCTCTTTTGTTGCACCCATTACGCCAGTAATAGAATAAGCTTGTTTTTCCATCAAAGCCCACAGCAGCTTGTTATTAATATTTCTCAATCCTTCTTTGACAATATAACGATTTTCCAGTTCCAACATTGAACCCATATCGCCAATAATACCCCATGCCGCCAAATCTATATATCTGTCTGCATTAGTGTTTTCCGACTTAAAATATTCATCCAAATATCGACAAAACTGATATACTACACCTGCGCCAGTTAACTCCTTGTTTTTGTAATTAGGCGAAAGTTGATTATTAATAACAACAGCATTGCTGCTTAGCTGAGTGTCAGTAATGTGATGGTCAAGAACCAATACAGATGCTCCAATTTCTCTTAAATCTTCATGATATTGATAATCATTACTTGAAGAGTCAGGAAGAATAATTAAACCATAATTATTACCATTCTCAAGCAAGTTCTTGATATGGTCTTGCAGACCGTGTTGTTTTCCTTCATGGAGTATATAATCAATTTCAAGCTGTGGGGCCAAATCTTTTAAATAATTATACATAATAGTTGCTGAAGTAAAACCGTCATTATCAGAGTCAACAACAATTAGAATTTTTTCATTTCTATTAATTACTTTATCAATCAATGCTGCACCCTCATTAATATTATCCAAGTCATGAGGAGATTGCAAAAAACTTCTATTCGGTGTATAATAATCTTCTGGATTTTTGATGCCACGACTCTTCAAAAGTGAGTCTACATAATCCTTTTTGAAATTTTCATTAATTAACTTAGTTTTCATCTTACCCTTACCCTTCTCTTTAACAAATCTAAAAAAACTTGCTCTCCCTTGTCAGTGGGAGAATCCTTTAAATCCAATAAATTTTCTCTATCATAAATAAAAGAAAAATTACAATATTGATTGTATTTTTTACAGATTTCATACAATTTATTGAAATATTTATCCTCTCCAGGCTTTTCTTCTTTATCGAAGCATAAAACTATCTCCGAAGGACAACAATTTTTCATTAAAATATTTAATTGATACTTATTAAAATTACTTCCGCACACTGCCGCGGAACAATTTGGAATATTAAAGCTTTCCATTTGCATAACAGATTTTTCGCTTTCTACTAAATAACAAATACCATATTTTTTTATATTGTTTTTAGTAATGTTTAAACCATAGAGATTCATAGAAAGCGGATGTTTATACCAAGTTTGCTCAACTCTTATAGGAGCGTACTTGCCAACATTCTGAATTTCCCAATCATCAAGAGCCCTCCCTCTTATTCCTATTAGCCTATCATTCACATCATAATGAGGGATTATAATCTTGTTTTGTGAAATAGAATAGCTAATATTGAATGTATCCATAGCCTGGCTATTTATATTATCTTTCAACCATTCCTCTGGGTGAATTTTAACAAAACAGTCTAAGACGTTTGAGGAATATTCTGGTAATTCCTTTTCTTTCTTTTGATAGCCATATCTATCTCTTAGACTTTTATATCTTGCTAACTCAAAGCCGTCTTTAAGTCTAAAGGAGGAGCAATCGCAAACTGCAAGATATATATCTTGATACCAATCATATTCTATTTGTCTTGATTCATAATAGTTTCTTAAAAATTTAAAAATAGATTGCGCGCCACATTCTGTGTAACATACAAACATTTTATTTTTTTTGTAATAATACAATTTCATAGAGGCCTCGGAGGCGTCTACGTTATGACAAATTGTAGGAAAAATTACATAATCATCACGTTCGTCATATCTATCTGCGCCGAGTTTTTGCATTAAATTAATTACAGATTGAACATCCAAGTTAGATATAATCTCTTCATAATTCATTTAATTTATCAACCCTTTCCTTTATTTCCTTAAATTCTTCTTCTTCCCAATCTACCATCGTATATTCGTCTCCATCATAGAAGTCACCAATAACCTCAAGCCGAGCGTCAGTTAGAAACAAGTCTTCTCTTTTCATTCGTCCTAGGTCTGCAATGGACCAAATTCGGACCTGAGTCCACTCACCACTACGGACTTTGAAAATATCTGTTACAAGGTTTGGTTTTCCAAACTTAGAGGTAATTGGTTCAAGAGTTTCAAGTTCCTCCTTGGTCGGACGAGACATAATTGCACCATTATCAGCCTTATTGATTGTCGCGCGGCCACCTGCTAATGAAGCTTCATTTCGTATATTTTTGTTGTCGTCGGCATTTGCATTTACCTGTGTAGCCGTAAACATAGCTACATTTAACTCTACTGCCAAATCTTTAAGAGCAGTTGCCATCATAAGAAGCACTTCATCATTTCTAACTCCAAAGCCGCGGAATTCATTTAATAGAGCAGGGCCAATGAAAATATAGTCATAAAATACATAACCAATATCATGCAAAAGCACCTTTTCACGAACCTTTGTTTTTACTAAATCTATTGTAGGATTAGGAATTCTAACTAAAATAAAATTATGGGAGTATTCTTTTATAATTTCTTTCGCTTGGTTGATTACCTTCTTTTCTTCCTCTGTAAAATGTCCATACTTAAACTTTGATTCATTTATATCAGTTAAATAAGCCAAAATCATTTTTTTGATTTGGACATCGGTTTGTTCTGTAATAATAAACAAAACTTTCTGATTGTTACCTTTTTGTTCCCATTGACATTTTTCAGAATTGTATCGAATTGGGAAAGCCAACAAACAAGCATCAGCAACTGCATGTCTGGTCTTACCCAAACCACTAGAGCCGCTTCTTATTGTGAGAGAGCCTTTTTGCGCGCCATCAATAATTTTATTTAAAATCTTTCCTTGAATGGGAAGACCAATGCTACCATCTTTTCCGAAATTGTCAATCAAATCATCAACATCATCCGCGATATTCCATTCTTGAACTTCCTCTGTACCAGCGTAATCTGATTCAAGTACCAGCAATTTCTTTTTTACGCCAACAACAATGTCTTGAACAGTTAAATCCTCAAATTTATTATTGATTTCAATTGCTTTATCAGAGGTTAAATCTTCTACATAAAAATCACTAGTATCAAAACCTTGTTTCTTTAAATCCCTAATTAGATTTAATTTTTTTAATTTTGAATAGTAATAAGGGAAATTTTCTTCATTTGAAAATTCCTCAATATCCTGTAGGTACTCCACACCATTATGTTGTTCAAAAGTCTTTTTCGCAGATTCATTGTTTTCCAAATAATTCTCTATATCAATAGGGCTTATTCTTTGTGCACCATGTTGATATAATCCATAAATCGCAGTAAAAATATATTTTTCAAAGCGGGTAGAGAAATCCAAAGAAGATAAATTATATTTATCAACTTCGCTTAAGTATTGAGGATGCTTCATTAAAATGCCTAAAATTTGCTGAATACAGCTCTTATTAGCAATACTCATTCTTCATCCTCCATCTCAATCGCTGCTAATGCTTCTGCCGCGTTTTGTTTTTTCTTTTGTGACTTTTGCAATTTTACTACAACAGTTTTTTGATTATTAGCATCCATGATTTGTTGTTCGATTGCTGCGCAAATGCCCTTTTCTCTACTTTCTCTTTCAATCCAGTATTCTCCACTTTCTTGATAGATGTGAGAAACAATTCCTATTCCATTTTCGCTTTTTGTTAAATCGCCCTTCTTAATCTCATAAAAATATCGCAATGAAAAATAGATGCCCTTTGCGGTCATCTTGTTTTTTAAAAAATTATTCCATTGACTTTTTACCTTGGAAAAATGGAAATCATATTTTAAGTCTCGTCGAAGAAAATCCCAAGTGGCATTAAACCAAACCTCATCATCCATCTTTGCATGAATATCTTTTTTTGAACTCTGATACTCATCATAGCAGGTTTTGTGATAATACATTCTATTGCTTGGCTTAATATAATCAACGCCTTCAATAAGACTTTTGTCATTTCTGTCAAATTCTTTTTTGCAAATTCTACAATGAACTATTGCTTTTGCCATGTTATCACCCTTTACATTCTTATATAAATATTATATCATATTTTTAACAAAAAGTCAAATTAAAAATACCACCCAAAAAAGGGTGGTATAGATTGATTAATATTCATTTAGCATATCTTTCATATCCAGAAGAACTAGATTGAACAGGTCTACTTGGTCTTCAGTGATTTCAGAAAGCTTCATAGGTCTTCCGAAAATCATTTCAACCTTCTTAAGGATGATACCTGCATTTTCTTCATCTTTTTCTGCCAAGACCTTCCAAAGCAGAGAGGCTTCTTCTCTGATAGCCTTATAATCCAATTTTTCTTCAATTACTTGTTGCATTGTATCAACAACAATCGCGCCGTCCAATTTCTCGGCCTTATCAATTGCTTCGCCAATTGCCGCAACTAGTTCGTTATAACCAAACTTAATTTTAGGAGCCAAATACTTAAATCGGCTTCCCGCCATTACTGTTGGTGTCTTTCTTGTATATAGCCAGCGTTCAGAATTACCTTCTTCATCCCAAGTAATATCAATATAGCCGATAATGTCTACTAATTGATTTACAATTTCATACGCACGCTTTGGAATTGCAGGACCGAGAATTTCTACTTCAGTATCATCAGCACGCTTTTCAATTCTCTTTTCTACATGAGCGATAATTACAAGACCATAACCTAGTTGTGTAATTTTTCTTAGGCAAGACTCAAATTCTTTCTTGCAAGCGGAATAGCCTCCGCCCCAAGGAATGTCACCAATCTTTTGAACACCATTCTGCGCACAAATAAATTGTTCACACATTTCCCAGGCAATGCCAACTGTATCCAATGTAACTGTATCGTAGAGCTAACGAGCTTCTGGTTTTTCCAACTGACGAAGCACTAATTTAAAATCACTCCACTTGGTGATATCAATTGGTTTAATACCTGCAATGGCATTATAACCTTTTTCAAAAGCGCAAAGCAGATTCTTAGGGAACTAGCAAGCCATACTAGTCTTACCGACTTTGGGCAAGGAGTAAATACATACAAACTTGCCCTTTAAGTCGCGTGAGATGGTAGTAGGCTAAATATTAAAAATATCAATAGCCATTTATCTCACCCCATCTTGTATTAGAAGCCCAGGTCAGCCATAGACTTCTTAGTGGAAGAAGGCTTAGCGCCCCTGGTTTCCTTTGCCTTTGCCTTTTCCTTAGAAGCAGCCAAACGAGCCTGACGTTCTTCCAGGCCTGCCTGAATTTCATCCTATTCAAAAGCAAATTCGCCTTCCAGAGGAGTCTGAGAACCACCAGTGATAATAAGTTCACTTACGGTGATAGTGCGCTTTTCAACACGAGGTTCACCGAAGTCAACCTCTACAACCTTTTCTTCAGTCTTAGAAGAGAAGTTCAGCTTACCATTTACCTTTACAGTATCGCCCTGTTCCCAGTAGCTAGATACTGCATCAATAACACTAGGAGTGGTTGCATAAAAATCAATTACATCTACAATACCACCATACTGGGGCATTACACCACGAATCTTATAACGGTCTGCAATTTCGACACCGTCCTTGTCTGTTTCATGACCCATACTACCAATTGCAAAAATTGCAGAGAAGGTAGCTTCGGGAGAATACTTAGTTACGTCAGTGATCTTGTTTACGAAGGAAGCACTAATACGAGGATAAGAATTTAGTGTTCCGTTCTGATTGTAGTATTCATTCATGCGGATGTTGCCGTTGGTGATACGAACCTTGTCAGCATTTTCAATACCTGCTGCCGCAATACTTACATATTCATTCATAATCTTTTCGATGGAGGCATAAGCAGGATTAGGCTGACCCTTATTAGTCAGCTTATTGGCAAACAGATGAACGGGAATGTCCAGTTCGGTATCTGCACCATTCAGCTTCTGAGTGACGCGAATCTTAATCACGCCGCCAATATTTTCAATAGTTCTTCCGTCCTTAACGTAAGAACCAATCTTCAAATCAATTTCACTGAGGATACCCTCAATCTTAACTACATTTTCCTTACTTTCCAGCATTTGTTTTCTCCTTTTTATTTAAGCTTTATTTTATTAGTTTTATTTTATTTTATTGGTTTTTACTGTTTTTACTGTTTTGTTTTTAAATAATTTAGACAAAGTGGGGCTTATAAAAGCCCCATATTTATCATCCAATTATCAATCTTCGGAGGGAACAAAATTCATGCCTGCGTCGGTCAGAATAACATAGGTGATATCCTTAGCGTCTTCGCCTTCACCCTTAACCTTTTCACGCATTGCCAGGCCCTTCTTTTCAGAGCACAGATCAGTAACATTAGCATTTACAGAACGAGCAGTGCGGTTCAGACCTGCAGCCAGTTCTTCGACGGATACACGACCGCCATTTTCCTTAACATAGTTCAGTACTTCCATAGACTTTTCTGTCAGCTTCATTATAATTTCTCCTTTTTAATAAAAAATATTTTGTATTATTTCTTGGTTGATTTATCTCTCTCAACCTTATGTATTTATTATATCAGAATTTTTCTACTTTTTCAAATTTTTAATAGAGAGAAATTCCAATAATTTTATCTTTTTCACCCAACTTAATTGCTTTTACACCTTGTGCTGCTCTACTCAAATTGGGAATGTCATTTGTAGACACTTTGATAACAGATTTACCAGAAGCTACTAGCACTTCTTTTTCTTCGCCAAGGGCAATAAAATCTGCCATCGTATCCTTGCCAGTTAATTTGTGAATCTTTGCGCCCTTGGTGTTTTTACCCTGTACGGCAAATTCGTCAATAGGAGTCTTTTTGAACAATCCAGATTCAGTTACACTAATAATATATTGAGTATTAGAATTAATTGGATACGCACAACATACCGCATCACCTTCGTTAAGTTTAATACCACGAATACCCTTTGCGATACGACCAATAGGTCTAATATCTTTAGTTGTAATACGAATAAAATTGCCCAATTCTGTCATAATACCAACATCTTCATCATTGACAAACAAAATAGATGCAATTTCATCATTGCTATCCAAGTTTAATGCACGCAAACTGCCAGAACGCTTTAAATTGTATTCTGATAGTTCTGATTTTTTAACAAATCCGTTTTTAGTGAAGAAAATAATATTTTTGCTTGCTCTTCGTTTATTGAATGAACTAATAGCGACGATTCGTTCGTCAGAAATTCCAAATAGAGCTTCAACAGCAATTTTTTCCCCGACCGCAAGGGCTGCCGCAGGATAATGGTAGAAGTCTCCTCTTGCTGTAAAGAATGCTACTTCCTCATTTGATTCAATTGCTTCTGTGTGAATGACATATTCACCAGCCTCCAGCTTAGCTTTATTTCCTACGCCACCACGCTTTTGTTTGTAAAGAGTAGAGGTTTCGGAAAGATAAATATTGTTCTTATTTGTCATAGAAATTTGTAAAGAACGAATTTCAGTAGGTTCTTCGTCTTCTTTAGAGATGTTGATAATTTTTGTTCGACGAGCGTCACCAAATTTGTTAGCTACTTCGCGCAATCCTTTTTCAATTTCCTTTTTTAGAAGGGTATCATCATTGAGAATTGCTTCGATTCGTTTCTTTTCCTTTGCAAGGCTAGATTGCTCATTTTCTAATTTTGTTATTTCAAGGTGGGCAAGCCTGGATAACTTAATATCCAAAATCGCTTTAGCTTGAATTTCATCAATATTTAAAAGAGCTTGTAGTGCGCGATTAGCAGATTTTGAGTCTTGAGACTGCTTTATTGTTTGAACAACTTCATCGATAACAGAAATCGCGCGAAGTAATCCTTCGATGATATGAAGTCTAGCATTAATCTTTTTTAAGTCAAAATTAAAACCTCTTGTATAAACAACATATTCATGGTCCAAATGCGCCTGCAAGAGCTGTTTCCAAGTGAATACTTTTGGATAACGACCATTTTCAAGAACGGTAAAATTAACACCATAATGACTTTGAAGGGAGGTATTTTTAAATAAATATTTTAACACTTTATCTGGATTAGCATTTTTGCTTAGATAAATTTTAATTAATGGTTTTTCGCCAGTTAAATCATTAAATCTATCAATGCCAGGGTTTTCCTCCCCATTTACAATAGCTTCTAATTCTTCGCAAATTGTATTGGTATAAACCATATAAGGAATTTCTGTAACTATTAAACATCTTTCTTTTGAATCAAAAGACACAACAGAACGCAGCTTACAAGCATATCCTCGTCCTGTTTTGTGACTTTCTTTTACATCATCTGCATTTAAAAGAATTGCGCCAGTTGCAAAATCAGGAACAACATAAATTTCTTCAAAAGGAATATTAGGATTCCATAAAAGTTTAATCAAAGCTTCATTTACTTCTTTTAAATTATATTGTGGAATTGACGCACTCATACCGACGCCAAGACCAAAATTACCATTTACAATTGGAAAAAATCCTTTACAAGGAAGAACCATAGGGTATTTTTCCGTATCGTCATAGTTATCACGCCATTCATCAATAGTATCTTTGTTTAAATCTGCAAATAAATAATCTGCTAATTCACTTAATCGAGAAGACGTGTATCGTGGTGCGGCATAAGAATTTGCTGACATTAATGTTCCATATGAGCCTTCTGTTTCGACAAGAGGGTATCTATATGCAAATGGCTGTGCCGCGCGCATAATAATTCCTTCAGCAGATGAATCGCCATGAATATAAACTCTAAAAGCGCTGCCTATGGCTTTCAATGTCTTTTTAAAGGGCTTATCATGAGTAAATCCATCCGTGTACATACAATAGAAAATTTGTCGCGCAGATGGTTTCATATTATCACGCGCGTCGCTTAAGGCGCGGGATTGAAGAACTGCGCCACTAAACTGTAAAAAACTATCTTTAATTATCGGTGTTAGATTGGACATTTATCCATTCTCCTTTCAATTTTTTATAAACTGGCAAATGTGAATATTTAGTTCCGCCTAAAATCTATTTAAATGAGCCAAGCGTATATAAATTTTTATAATCTTTCCAAATCTATGTAGCGCTTTCTGTTATATATCTAGTTCTTATTTTCATAACTTCTTCGTCTGTTAATTTGGAAAGTTTATTACGTTCTCCTTTTTTACACTTTTGAGCATATTTACTTTCTTCTGTATAGACTTCAGGCATAATCTCCTTCCAACGACTTCCATCCCAAACATGTGCAAAACCGGAAAAAGTAATTATATCTGAATATAACTTATACACTTCTTGCCTACTTTCTCCGTTTGCATAGGCGGTTCGAATATTTATAACATCTTCCTTGGTTAGCTTTGGATTTCCATGATAAATTTCCTATCCGCCCTTAGTCCTATTATAACCGTTATAAAAACTATCAAAAGCCTCTATGTAGTATTTTTCTCTTGAAGTTAAATTTTCTTTTGAACATTCTTCAAGAATTTCAAATTTAAAATTCTCTACTCCTCGTTCTTTAATTAAAATATCAATATACTAGGAAGAATTTTTATTCCATTCAAAATGTTCTCTTCTTCTTCTTTCAATATTATTACTTTGACCTATATATACTTTATTATTAGTCAAATCAGTTATTTTATATATACCTACCATTATTACCTCCGAGTATAACCCTTTTCTACCCACAAGTAGAAAAAGGAGTTATCTCGATATATAATTTTATTCCATAATTTGAGAAAAGTCAATATTTTCAAAAATAAAATCATATTTAGGAGTAGAATCTTTACCCATTAACCGGCTTAATAGTTCTAGAGTTGAATCATCCGGAACTAATTGTTCAAAGCGCTGATATTCTAAAGTAAACATGGACTTTCTTGCTTGTTCTGCCGAAAGCGCGCCAAGTCCTTTGGCACGAGTTACCTCACCCTTAACTCTGCCTTTAGCCGCGTTGAATTCTTCGTCTGTATAAAAATAAGATTCATTTTTCCCATTTTTTACTATATATAAGGGAGAGCGCATCCAGTAAAGTCTTCCTTCCGCGATGAATTGTGGAGCGACTTTATAGAGGGCGCACATAATAAGCAGTCCAATCGCATAGCCATCCGCATCTGCATCTGATAAAATGCCAATTTTTCCATAGCGCAACTTTTTAGCGTCATACTTACCAGGAACAATATTCATCGCGCTCAAAAGCAGTTTAATTTCTTCGTTTTGATAGAATTTCTCCTCGTCATTGGAAAAGGCATTTATTGGCTTGCCTCTCAATGCCAGGATGCCGAATTTTTTTTCATCTCTTGCCATTGCTA